GAAGCATCTCATAGAAGAAAAATATGCAGTAGATGGTGAAGCAGCAGATAAAATAATTTCAGGAATGAGTCAAGATTGGTTTGATACCATAGTCGGATGAAAACTTTTCAGCAATTTCAAGAAGAGATAGAGAAAAAAGTACCACCAGTGACAGGTCTTGGTGGTGGAGGTGGTGGCACTGATTCTATAATGGCACCAGGAACAAGTAAATCTTTTAAAAAAAGAGTGAGAGATGTTGCTAAAGTATTAACTTTTCCCTTTCATAAAAGAAGAAAAGACCCTACAGAAAAATTCGCATCATAGGTTTATAAAACACGACTAAATAATTGATATTGATCGATGTCATGTCGCATTTGATAATATCAAAGAAAAATGAAGTGCATCTTCAGATTGAGTCTGATATGCACGTTTATTATGAGTTAGCAGACTATTTCACCTTTGAAGTGCCTGGTGCAAAGTTTATGCCAACTTATAAAAATAGATATTGGGACGGAAAGATAAGGTTATTTAATATTCAGAACAATCAAATATATGTTGGATTACTCGATAAGATAGTACAATTTTGTAAGGATCACGAATATACATATGATTTTCAACCAAGTAAATTCTATGGTTTACCATTTGAAGTAAACGATGGTATCTCAAAGGAGGGTGTTAAAGATTATATGAATGCAATTTGTTCATATAAACCTAGAGATTACCAGATTGATGGAGTACACGACGCTTTAAGATATAATCGTAAACTATTGATATCTCCAACTGCTTCAGGAAAGTCGCTGATGATATATGCGATTGTGAGATATTACGTTGAAAGAAAACTAAGTATTCTGATAGTCGTTCCCACGACTTCCCTAGTAGAACAGATGTATAAAGACTTCGAGGATTATGGATGGGACGTTGGTTCATTTTGCCACAAAATATACGCAGGTAAAGAAAGAGAGACAAACTCTCAGGTAATTATAACAACTTGGCAATCGATCTACAAACTCCCTCGTAAATATTTTAACCGTTTTGGTTGTGTGATTGGAGATGAGGCACACCAATTTAAATCAAAGTCATTAATATCTATAATGTCAAAACTTGATAATGCGAAGTATCGTTTTGGTTTTACAGGAACTCTTGACGGAACACAAACTCATAAGTGGGTATTAGAAGGTTTATTTGGTCCTTCATATAAAATTATCAAGACTGATGAATTGATGAAGAAGGGTCATGTTGCAACATTAGATATCAATGTGCTTCTATTAAAACATTCACCAAATAAATTTGAGACCTTTGAAGATGAAATCCAATATATTATTAATCATCAAAAGAGAAATAACTTCATTAAAAATCTTGCTCTTGATTTAAAAGGAAACACATTAATACTCTTTGCAAGAGTTGAAGGTCACGGAGAACCCCTTTACAACTTGATACTAAATAGTAATGTGCTCGAACAACGACAAGTGTTCTTTGTACATGGTGGTGTAGCAACTGAAGATCGTGAAGAAGTCAGATCAATTACAGAAACCCAAAATAATGCGATTATCATCGCATCCTACGGAACTTTCTCGACAGGAATTAACATTAAAAACTTACATAATGTCATATTTGCTTCCCCATCAAAATCTCGAATACGAAATTTACAATCAATAGGTCGTGTTCTTCGTAAAGGAAGTAACAAAACAAAAGCAACTCTTTATGATATTGCTGATGATATAAGTTACAAATCACGAAGAAACTATACACTTAATCATTTAATCGAAAGAATTAAAGTGTATAATGAAGAAAATTTCAACTATGATATTGTTAAAATACCCTTGAAAAATTAATGGATACAGACATCAAAGTGACCATCAACTTAAATAAAATGGTTGAAGAACGAATTAAAAAAATGGGTGCATATCGTGATTTTGCTGCAAAAGAGATTACTGGTGAACTTGTTTCAACAAAAGATATTGATGCTATCGCTTTTAAAAGTAGATCTTGCATTAATTTAGCAGATTCATATGCTGCTATCGATAAACTTATTTGTGAACACTTAGGTATTCGAGAATCAACTCTTGAAGATATGGTATTTGGAGAAAAAAGAGATGGGTGAAGAATTCTACGCTGTCTTAAAACTTATCACTGGTGAAGAAATCTTCGCACTTGTTTCTGTCGATGAAAATGATGGAGACTCAATTATAATGCTTTCAAATCCCGTCATTATGAAAATGCTTTCAGGACCTCATGGTACATATGTTAAAGTCAAACCTTGGTTAGAACTACCAGATCAAGATTTATTTTTAATTAAATATGATAAAATTATTACTATGTCAGAAGTGACAGATAAAAAAATGATTGAGTTTTACACAAGATACTTAAATGAAGATGATATAGATATCGAAGTTGATGGCAAAGTTTCCTTAAGTGATAAGATGGGTTTATTGACTACAGTAGATGATGCTCGTCTAAAGCTAGAAGAGATCTTTAAGAATAATATAGATAAGCCTAATAACCCTTGAACTCCTACAGAGTTATTGTACATAGAATTCAGTGACTTGTCAAGTCTCATAAATTATGTTATACTATCAATATATTCAGTCAGATATATGGCAAAGAAAAAATCAGAACATTATGTAAATAACCGTGAATTATTAGAAGCATTAATTGTTTATCGTGCAAAGGTAAAAGAAGCAGCAGAGAATGATTTACCAAAACCACGTATCACGAATTATTTGGGTTCTTGTTTTTTAAAGATAGCGACACACTTATCATATAAACCAAATTTTGTTAATTATATGTTTCGTGATGATATGATATCTGATGGTATTGAGAATTGTGTTCAGTATATTCATAACTTTGATCCAGAGAAGTCAAGAAACCCATTTGCATATTTTACTCAGATTATACATTATGCCTTTCTTCGTAGAATACAGAAAGAGAAGAAGCAATTAGAAATTAAAACAAAGATAATTGAAAAGACTGGATTTGAAGAAGTAATGACTGTTGATGATAGTGCAATGGCAGGTAGTAGTTCTGATTATAATACGATTAAAGATAATATTCAATACAAATCTTCTAATCGATAATGGACTTAGGAATTATTCTATTCGGGTTTTCATTCCCCTTTGTTCTTGCTACTCTTTACTTTGGAACTCGAAGTGAGTTTTATGAGAGTGATAACTATAAAGGGGATGGTTGTGCACACGATGTAAAAAGATGAAGTCTTTATTTAAAATATTTTATACAAAATGGTTTAGGTCAGCACCAGTTGTGGCAACAATTTGGTTGACGATAACATCAGTAATTCTCATAATGTTTAATTATTATTTTCCAGATTTACTATTTCATCCAATGTCATGATAGAACAATTATTTTTTATAGCTAGTTTAAGCTATTGTATTTTAGTTTTTTACTTATACTTTTCTAAAAAGGCAACTTAATGTTTAAACAGGTATTCAGTTATTTAAAAGAGATCAAAGATGCAGCAAAATATATGCTACAAGGTCTCTCTGTTACTCTATCTCATATGGGAAGGAGACCTGTCACTGTGCAGTATCCTTATGAGAAACTCATACCATCTGAGAGGTATCGTGGTCGTATACATTATGAGTTTGATAAATGTATTGCTTGTGAGGTTTGTGTTAGGGTTTGCCCAATTAACCTTCCTGTGGTAGACTGGGTAATGAATAAGCAAACGAAGAAAAAAGAACTTCGTAATTATTCAATTGATTTTGGAGTGTGTATTTTTTGCGGTAACTGTGTAGAATACTGTCCAACAAATTGTTTATCCATGACTGAAGAATATGAATTGGCTACATTTGACAGACATCAACTTAACTTTGATAACGTCGCTCTTGGACGATTGCCCACTAATGTTACAACTGATCCCTCAGTTAGGTCATTGCGTGAACTTACTTATCTACCCAAAGGTGAGATGGATCCACATACAGTAGATAACTCTGCACCAAGAGCAGGTAAATTACCAGAAGAAGTTTTAGATTGGATGAAGGCAGGAAGTCAACTATGATGAATGATTTTTTAGATAATTTGGCAAATCAACAGTATGAAAAATTATGCCACCAAAGAAATAAAAAAGAATTAGAAAAACGTATCTCTAAAGATAAAACAAAAAAATCTAAAGCATGAAGATAGCAATTATTACAGATCAACATTTTGGTGCAAGAAAAGGTGCAGCATATGTCAATAATTATTTTCAAAAATTTTATGATAATGTCTTTTTTCCATATCTAAAAAAACATAAAATTGATACAGTTATCAATATGGGAGATACATTTGATAATCGTAGAAATATTGATATACAATCATTAGAGTGGACAAAGGTTAATTACTTTGATAAACTTCAAGAAATGGGAATAACAGTTCATTCAGTTATTGGTAATCACGATATTTACTATAAAGATACGAATGGTGTTAACTCTGTTGACTTGTTATTGAGAGAATATAGTAATATAATTGTTTACTCAGAACCAACTGAGATTAATATTGGTGGATTAGATATTTTATTACTTCCTTGGATTACGGAAGAGAATAAAATGCAAACACTAGAGATGATGGATAATACGAAAGCAGATGTAATTATGGGTCATCTTGAACTAAATGGTTTTGTCGCAACTCGTGGACATACTATGGAACACGGTATGGACACTAAATTGTTTGATAAATTCTATCGTGTTTATTCTGGTCATTATCATACACGGTCAGATAATGGAAAGATATATTATCTTGGAAACCCTTATGAGATGTTCTGGAACGATGTAAACGATACTAGAGGATTTCATCTCTTTGATACAAAAACAATTGAACACACACCCATAAACAATCCTTACAGGTTATTTTATAATATCTATTATGAGGATACAAATTATAAGTTATTTGATACCAGAGAATATAAAGATAAGATAGTTAAAGTCGTTGTTAAGAAGAAAACCGACCAAAAGCAATTTGAAAAATTTATAGATAAATTATATAACTCTGGTATTCAAGATTTAAAGATAATCGAAAATTTTGTCTTAACTGAAAGTAGTGACTTTGAAGTTGAAGAAACTGAAAATACAATGGGTATATTGAATCGTTATATTGATGAATCTGAGTTTGAAGGAGATAAAACTCTTATTAAAGGAATTCTACACCAAATATATTCAGAAGCTTGCGAGGTAGACTAATGTATCTTTTAACACTCAAAGACAGAAAAGACGATGGTGCTTATGCTGTTTTAAACCGTTATGGTGAAAAAGTTCTTTTTATGTTTGAAGAAGAGGATGATGCTGAAAGATACGCTATGATGATGAATGATGAAGAGGATAATGCCTCTTTAAATGTTATAGAAATTGAAGATGGACTTGCCATTCGTACGTGTAAGATGTATAATTATAAGTACGCAGTGATCACACCGAACGATATAGTCGTTCCACCACCTAAGAATGATAACGTTTCAAAAGATTAGATGGAAGAATTTTCTGTCAACTGGAGACCAGTTTTCGGAAATAGATTTCCAAAAAAATGCAACGAATTTGATAGTTGGAACAAATGGTACAGGGAAATCCACAGTATTGGATGCCCTGACTTTTAGTTTGTTCAATAAACCTTTTCGTAAAATAAACAAATCTCAACTTGTAAATGCGACAAATGAGAAAGATACTAAAGTTGAAGTAGAATTTGATATTAATGGTCGTCAGTATCTTGTTCGTAGATGTATGAAACCAAATCTCTTTGAAATAGAGGTTGATGGTCAAAAGATGCATAAACAGGCAGATGATCGTGCAACTCAAAAAATTTTAGAGGAGAATATATTAAAAGTTAACTATAAGTCATTTACACAGATAGTCATACTTGGTAGTAGTGCATTTGTACCTTTTATGCAACTATCAGGTTCAAACAGAAGAGAGGTGATTGAAGACCTATTAGATATTCGTATCTTCTCTGCAATGAATTTAATTATCAGAGAGAAAATTAAAAATCAAAAAGATGAGATAAGAGTTTTAGATCTAAGTCGTGAAAATGTAAAGGACAAGTTAGATATGCAGAAAAAGTTTATTGAAGAGTTAGAAAATCGTGGAAAACAAAATATTCAAGATAAACAAGATAAAATTACAACCCTTCTTTCTGAACAAGATAATCATTCATCTAGTAATAAAAAATTGGAAGATAGTGTTATAGACCTGATGAAAGAACAGGAAAAGGTAACAGGAGCAAATAAAAAGTTAAAGACTCTAAACAAATATAAAGGTCAACTTAGCCAAAAAGTAGCAACGATAACAAAGGAACATAAGTTTTTTAGTGAAAATGTAACATGCCCTACATGTACTCAAAATATAGAAGAATCATTTCGTTTAAATAGAATTAACGATGCTCAAACTAAAGCAAAAGAGTTGCAAACTGGTTATCAAGAACTAGAAAAAGCAATTAAAAACGAAGAGGAGCGAGAGCATCTCTTTACCAAACTATCAAAGGAGATTACTAAACTCAATAATGGCATTTCTCAAAACAATACTCGGATTTCTGGATGTCA